CTGGGCATGTTCGGTTCGCCGGGTTCGTCCTGATAAATCAAGCACTTACGTGTTTGGGAAGGGGGCTTCGGCCCCCTTCTTTTTTGCTAAGAGATACACGTTGTGGGGTTTACGGATTCTTTAAATTTATAACTTGACATGGCATAAATAAGGTCTTATGGTCTAGTACATGCCATATAAAATTGATGTCTGTGGTATATACAAAATAGTTAACAAAGTGACTGGGCAGTGCTATGTCGGACAATCGCAGCGCGTTAAAAAACGCTTGAAAGAGCATTTTCGACTTCTTCGGTGGGACAAACACACAAACCCACATCTACAAAACGCGTATAACAAGTACGGTGCTGAAGCATTTTATGGCGCAATAGAAATCGAATGCCCCAATCTCGATGAGTTAGATCAGTTAGAAAATGAATTTTTGCGTGGTACCGCTTGGTTCGATGAACCTACGGTTTACAACATTGCAGACTTTGCTAAAGCGCCTATGCGGGGCAAAAGCCATTCTGAAGAAGCGCGAGAGCGTATTCGGTTAGGTAGAAGGGCTAGTACGTTTGACTATCGTAGCCCAGAGTACAGGGAAACCCTGTCTAGGGCGCAAATGGCTCGTTTTCACTCGGACCCAAAATTTGTGGCTAAGATAAAATTTATTGTAGACAATCCTAGCCTAACGTATGCTGAACGTGCTAGAAGACTTGGGGCAGACATAAGTTCGGTACGTAGGCTAGCGTTGAAGTACCAACATTTAAAAGGAGTTCTGTGATGGCTCAGACACGATTTACCGGCCCAGTTGTATCCGATAATGGGTTTGCTGGCGACATCTCCGCAACGATTGGCACGGTCGCCACTTTGGCTTGCACCACGCTTGTTATCGGAAGCAGCATTCTGACGACGGGTAGTGTGTTGTCTGGTACGGTCGGTTCGACCCAACTTGGCTATCTTCCGGTCAAGATCGGTGCCACGACTAAGTACATCCCGCTGTACACCAGCCTGACTCTGTAAGACTTCGTAGGGGGGCAATAGCCCCCTTTACCCATTACAGGAGACTCAGATGGCAATGCAAACAGATGTCCTTGCTAGTAAGGTCGCCACGGCTGCTGGCGACATGCTGGATCAAAATAGCCTCGTTATCGGCCGTTCTCGCGTAAAGGCGATCTATATCGTTCCAGATAGCGGCGCAGGCACCGTGACGTTCTATGACGGTGGGGCAAGCGGCCCGGTCAAAATTGCAGTGAACACCAAGGCAAGTTCCACTGCGCCGGACTACGTACTGTTACCCGGTGAGGGTCTGCTCTTCCAGACCAGTATCTACATCGTCCCGTCAGCCGTCGTGTCAACGATGGTGATTTATGGCTAAGACCCCTGCGTGGCAACGTAAGGAAGGTAAAAATCCTGCTGGCGGCTTAAACGCTAAAGGCAGGGCTTCTTATAACCGAGCCAATCCCGGCAAACCGGGTTTAAAGCGTCCCCAGCCTGAAGGCGGTCCTCGCAAAAAGTCCTTCTGTGCCCGGATGTCTGGGATGAAAAAGAAGTTAACTAGTGCAAAAACGGCCAACGATCCAAATAGCCGCATCAACAAATCGTTGAGAGCGTGGAACTGCTGATGCCCAGTAAATCCGGTAAACAACACCGTTTGATGGCGCTCGTTGCTAACGACCCCAAAGCAGCCAAGCGTCTTGGTATACCTCAATCTGTGGGTCGTGATTACGTTGAAGCCGATAAAGGCCGTAAATTTGGAGATGACAACATGAAATCCCGTAAGTTTGGTGAATCCAAAGCAATGATGCGTAAAGAAGTGGCCTTTATGAAAAAGAAAGGCGCACCGAAATCAATGATCCGTCACGAAGAGAAAGAGATGGGGATGAAGAAAGGCATAAAGAAAATGGCTGGTGGCGCTGCCATACCGGGCACTAGGGCGCTTACCCCCCGAGAGCGTGAGGATATGCGTCTAAGCCGTCTTGAAAGATTGGGATCAAAAACTCTTCAAAACCCGGTAAAACCGGGGCTTCGTGGCGGCAAACTTGGTGCTGCGTTGACGGGTGCCGGAATGTTGGGTGCCGCGGCTAAGGGTTTGTATGATCAATTTATGATGCCGGAAGATAACGCCCAGATGTCTCCAGAGCCAGAAACTGGCGCACTTGAACGTCGTCGCGGTGGCAAAGTTCATAGCCGTATGAAGGCCCCTAAAAAGCATCGGTATGCTGGTGGCGGAGTAACGTACTCTGGCGGCGGAAGTGTGTACCGTAGCAAAGCCGATGGGATTGCCAGCAAGGGCAAGACCAAGGGCAAGATCGTCAAGATGCGCTATGGCGGGGAATGCTGATGGCTAGTAAAACTTCAACTCCTGCACCTCGTGCGCCAACTCCGGGGTCTTCTGCTTTGAAGAATGTAGGATCAACGTTAGGAAAAGTAGTAAGAGGCGGGGCTCGTCTTGGTGGATTTACCAATCTTCCGGGTTTAGGAATCAACGCTGCAATTGCCGCTAAGGACATATACGATCAATATAGAGATGAGCCGGAAAATCTTCCTGTTCAGCCTGTTGAACAGTGGTACGAGCGTATTTACGGCCAAGGCGGATTTAAGCGCGGCGGTAAAGTTAAAGGCGGCTCAGCCTCGCGTCGTGCTGACGGTATGGCGCACAAGGGCAAGACCAAAGGCAAAATGGTCAAAATGGCATCTGGTGGGTCTGTAGGCGGGTCGTATCGCAAAGGTGCTGACGGTATCGCGTCCAAGGGCAAGACTCGCGGCAAGATCGTCAAAATGATGATGGGCGGTGTCTGCAAATGAATCAAATGCCTAAAGGTCCGCAAGGACCACGCCGTTCGCCAGAACAGGCTGCGGCGGCACGTAGAGAACGTGACGAACTTGAAAGAGTCCGCCAAGAAAAAATGGATAAGAAAATGCGCGAAGCGTACGAAAAGGCGCAAAAGCAAAGCGTAGCCGGTCTGAAAAGCGGGGGCTTACCTGACTTGACTGGCGACGGGAAAATTACCCGTGCTGATGTGCTTAAAGGCCGTGGCGTTTTTCGTAAGGGCGGCTCTGTCAAATCCTCTGCGTCTCGTCGTGCAGATGGCATTGCTAAGAAAGGCAAGACCCGAGGCAAGATGGTCTGACTATGAACCGTATCCCCAAATACACGGCTGGCATGTTTAAGAAGAAGATGCCCCGGTTTGGGGCTATGGCTCCTAAGAAGCCACGTATGCCGCGCCCGCCTAAGCCGCGAATTAAGAAGTTTGAAGAGGGCGGTGATGTAGAAGAGGAAGTAATTGTTTCCGAAGACGCTGTTCGTAGAACAAATCCAGAACTGTCCGCAAAGATTGACCGGGCCAAAAAAGCCCGAGAACTTGCACAGAGCAGAGACTTGGTTAAGCGGTATTTACGTGAGCGCAGAGTAGCGGATGAAGCCGAGGCAAAAAAGAAAGCCGAAGAAGGTGACATGCGCCGCAAGTTTAACGAGTATATGGAAGAACGTAGACGGCAAGAGTTGGAGGAGCAAGGACGCTTCATGCAAGAAAGAAAGCGTGGTGTCCGCACTGCTCGTAAAGGCGGCGTAATGAGTTCTTGCTGCCGTGGTGATGGAATTGCAAAGCGTGGTAAGACGCGAGGGAAATTTGTATGAAGCACAAGATGAAGAAGTACGCCATTGGCGGACCTACTAAGTATATGGACGATGACTCTGACGAAGGCATGAGTATGTCTAAGCGTCGGATGAGTTCGGATAGTGAAGGTATGTCGTTTAGTGAAGCCTTCCGTGCCGCTCGTAAAGCCGGTGACAGTACATTTACGTGGCGGGGCAAAAAGTATACGACTGAAATGGCGGGCGAGAAAAAACCTGCTAAATCCTCGGCTCCCAAAGTTGAAGTTGAAAAGACTGAAACTAAGGTTGAGATGCCTGCATCAAGCGGCGCCCGAGGCTACCGAGGCAGCAAGCCGGGTTCGGCGCGAGTGGGGTCAGGCCGCTACGATGATCCGACAAGCACATACGGTGAGCGTGTTACGGCTCCCTTTAGAAAACTTGGGGACATTTTTGGTCTCCGCCGCGAAGAAGACGTAATGAGACGTATGGGGGTTGGACGAGAAGAGGCTCGCTCACGTCTTGGTCGCCTTGAAGGTATGAAGCGAGGCGGTATGGTGAAGTCCTCGGCTTCCCGTCGTGCTGACGGAATTGCCAAGAAAGGTAAAACCCGAGGTAAGTTCGTCTAATGATGGCTTCTCGCGGAATGGGCGCTATCGCCAAAAACAAGATTCCTCGTGCTAAACGGCGCGGGGATTCTAAGCCTGTGATTGGTACGGGTAAGCCCATCCGTCATGCCGAAGGCGGCAAGGTCAAGAGCAAGGTCAACGAGGCCGGTAACTACACCAAGCCCGGTATGCGGAAGAGCCTGTTTGAGTCGATCAAGTCTCGGGCCGTGCAAGGCACTGCCGCAGGGCAATGGAGCGCGAGGAAAAGTCAATTGTTGGCTAAGGAATATAAACGGCGGGGCGGTGGATACAGAGACTAAAATTTGTACTGGGTGTCAGCAAGAAAGACCGCTGTCTGAGTTTTTCAGTCGTGGCGGTAAATTAGCACATCTCTACAAATCTCAATGTAAACCGTGTATGCAGGCCAAACGGCAAGAATGGGCAGAACAAAACCGAGATCATTTAAATAGTTGGCGGCGTAACAATTGGGTAGTGACTAACCGGCGATTACGTCGGCGCGGAGCAACTCAAGAACTATACAATGCTATGTATGAAGCACAGAAAGGTTGTTGTGCTTTGTGCAATGAGCCAGAAGAAAAGTTTTCATGGTTGTGTATTGACCACGATCACGAAACAGGAAAGATACGAGGATTACTTTGCCCGAATTGCAATAGGGGATTAGGATTGTTGAAAGACGATGCTAGTTTGTTGCAAAAAGCAGCGGAATACATAATTGACAACAAATTGTTAGAAATTAGAGAGAAAGCATGAAAGCGCCGCAGCGGTCTTTGAAGGCTTGGACTCAGCAGAAATGGAGAACAAAAAGTGGTAAACGATCTTCTGACACGGGTGAAAGATATCTTCCAGAGGCTGCGATCAAGGCTCTCTCGCCTGCTGAGTATGCCCGAACCACCGCCGCCAAACGTAAAGGCAAAGCGCAAGGCAAGCAGTTTGTCGCGCAGCCTAAAGGCGTTAAAGAAAAAGTAAGGCCGTATAGACGGCAGGGAATGTAATGGCAGACCGCACAACAGCCACGACAGACTTCAACCTCGACCTCAATACCATCATTGAGGAAGCCTTCGAGCGTTGCGGTGCTGAACTGCGTACGGGATATGACTTCCGTACCTCGCGGCGTAGTCTTGCTTTGTTGTTGATGGACTGGTCCAACCGAGGCGTTAACCTCTGGACGTTGGAGCAAGGTACACACACGCTGACTTACAACGTCGGGACTTATGACTTGCCCGTTGATACGGTGGACTTGTTGGACCACGTGATCCGCACAGGGTCTGGGCTAAACCAGCAGGACATCAACATCACCCGTATTTCATCCAGCACCTACGTGTCGATCCCGAACAAGAACGCGACAGGTCGTCCGATCCAAATTTGGATTAATCGTCGCACGGGTGCGACTAACGCGGCGGGTAACATCGTCTATCCGCAATTCACGGTCTGGCCGCTGCCTGATAACAGCACGACTTGGACGTTGTATTACACCCGGCTACGCCGCATGTTCGATCCCGGTGTGGGGTCTAACGGACAAGATATTCCGTTCCGCTTTCTCCCCTGCCTCGTGGCAGGCTTGGCCTATTACCTGTCGATGAAGATACCGGGCGCGGACGTAAGAACCGCAGTATTAAAAGAACAGTATGACACCGCATGGGACCTCGCCGCTGGGGAGGACAGAGAAAAAGCAGCCGTAAGATTTGTTCCGAGAGAATCGTTTTTAGGCGGGTATTGAGATGCCTAATCGTTTTGCATCTGGCAAACACGCGATTGCGATGTGTGACCGTTGCGGGTTTCAGTACAAACTGAAGCAGTTAAAGTCGCTTGTCATCAAGACCAAGAACGTTAATATCTTGGTTTGTCCAGAATGTTGGGAGCCTGATCAGCCTCAATTGTCACTAGGTCTCTACCCAGTCGATGATCCGCAGGCACTTAGGAACCCAAGACCAGACACGAGTTATTTTGCGGTAGGTAATGACGGTGCGAATGGTAGCCGTCAGATACAATGGGGCTGGAATCCGGTTGGGGGATCAAGTTCCTTTGATGCGGCACTAACTCCCAATACATTAGTCCCGGCAGGTGAAGTCGGGACGGTAACGGTCAGTACGACCTAGGAGATTGAGATGGCGAAGAGCAAACTTGAACGACACGCGGAACTCCCGGCGGGTAAAGCGCACGGTCCGGGGCGAGTCAAATTTCGTGCTGGTGGCAAAACCAACAGCGACATGAAGAAGTACGGTCGGAATATGGCGAAGGTGATGAACCAGCGTAGTCCCGTCCGTAAATCCTCTGGCCCGAGGTAAGTGCAATGAAAGAACTCAACCCCGGCAAGATTAGACCGAACACTGACCCGACTGGGCAGAATGGCTATCCTGAAAAGGATGTCAACAAGGGCGTCACGCATATGGATATGAAGGGTGCGGGCGCTGCCACGAAGGGTAAGAAGTTCGTGTCGCAAATTAATTTGCAGAACAACGGCAAGGTACGGGCTGGCTGGTCGTGAACTACAGTCAACTCTCAACGTTGATTCAGGATTATTGTGAGTCTACGGAGCAGTCCTTCGTAGCCAATATCCCTACGTTTGTGCAGTTGGCTGAAGAGCGGATTTATAACTCGGTCCAACTTCCTGCGATTCGCAAGAACGTCACGGGCACAATGACGCAGAACTTCCAGTACTTCCAGTTGCCTTCGGATTGGCTCTCGACGTTCTCTTTGGCGGTAATTGACCCGACGACGCAGGAGTATGAGTACCTGCTCAATAAGGATGTGAACTTCATCCGCGCTTCATATCCCCCGCCAAATAGTTACGGCAAGCCCAAGTACTACGCCATTTTTGACGACAACACGATGATTCTGGGGCCGACTCCGGATTTGGCGTACACGGCTGAACTGCACTATTTCTATTACCCGCCATCTATCGTGACGAACTCAACCTCGTGGTTGGGAGACAACTTTGAGACAGTACTGCTCTATGGGGCGCTACGCGAGGCGTATACCTATCTCAAGGGTGAAGCCGATATGATGCAGTACTACGACCAGAAGTATCAGGAGTCACTTGCACTTCTCAAACGTCTGGGCGATGGCTTGGATCGACAGGATGCTTATCGTTCTGGTCAAGTGAGGATTCCGGTCACATGAGTTTTGTAGGTGGATTTGAACTTGGAACCGTGAAGGTTTTTACGACGGATAGTCGCGGGTTTACCCCGGAAGAGTTGGCTAACCGTGCCGTAGATCGCCTTCTTCGCATCAATAACCGTTCAGAACTCAATCGGGTTCTAGCGCAATACTTCAAAGAAGCACAGGATTCCGAAAGGATGAACGTGCGACGGACTCTGGTTGAAAATGGTTTTTTAGATGCTGCAAATATTTTAGGAGATTGAGATGCCGATTTCTCAGGCAATGACCACATCGTTCAAAGTCGAGATTTTGGACGGTATTCACAACTTCGGAACCGGTGTGATCCGGGCTTCGACGGCTGCGGATGTCTTCAAGATTGCGCTATATACCTCGTCGGCCACACTCGGTGCTTCAACTACGGCGTATACGACTTCAAACGAGGTCTCTTCGTCGGGCACGAACTACGTAGCCGGTGGTAAGACGCTCACGATTTCGCAAGTTCCGACGTTCACGAGCACAACGGCGTGGTTGGACTTTGACGATATTACGTGGGATTCGGCCACTATTACGGCGAACGGAGCGTTGATCTACAACGAGACGCAGGGCAACAAGGCGGTGGCGGTTCTGGCATTTGGTGGTGATAAGACCTCAACGGCAGGCAACTTCACCATCCAGTTCCCGGCTGCGACGTCTACGACTGCAATCCTCCGTATCGCCTAAATAGGCTAAGGCCGTGGCAGGCGTAATTGTCGCCTTCGACGGTTGGAACGCTTCTGGCGTAGGCTGGGGCGAACAAGGTTGGGGCGAAGGGTTTTCTAACCTTACTGCAACGGGTGCGGTAGGGACTGTTGTTGTCTCGGCCCACGCGATTGTCCCCGTTACGGGGCTTGAAGCCACAGGTCAGATTGGTACGGTCACGGTCGTTGGCGTAGCCAATGTTCCGGTTACAGGGCTTGAAGCCACGGGCCAAACTGGCACCGTATTTGTCGTCACCGATCAAGTTATTGTCGTCACGGGCGTTGAGGCTACCGGGCAGTTAGGAGATGTCGTTGTTGCGGCTTCGGCAGTCGCGGTTGTTACCGGGGTTGAGGCTTCGGGTGCCGTTGGCACCGTATTCGTCGTCACGGATCAAGTCTTAGCCGTTACCGGGCTTCAGGCGACAGGTGCGGTTGGCACAGTTCAGGTCAGTGCTGCGGCGCAGGTAATAGTTACGGGCGTAGCCGGTACAGGCGAAGTTGGGAATGTCGTGGTCGCTGCGAGCGCAGTGGCCTTCCCGAATGGCGTTCAGGCTTCGGGTGCCGTAGGCACGGTCTTTGTTGTTACCGATCAGGTTCTCGCTGTCACAGGCGTAGAGGCCACAGGTGCGGTCGGGACGGTCGATGTTCGGCTTGAGATTAAGGTTTTTGTCACGGGCGTTGCAGCGACCGGGGCGGTCGGATCGGTTACTACTCAATCGAATGCAAATGTTATAGTCAGCGGAGTATTTGGAACAGGCGCGGTTGGGTCAGTTAATGTCTGGACGATTATTAACACCAATCAGAACGCCAATTGGACAGGTATTAACGACGCACAGAGCGCGAATTGGTCAGGTATTAATACGACGCAAAACCCAAATTGGACGCAAATTGCGGCGTGAGGTAAATCAAAATGGCGAGTACATATTCAACCAACCTTGCAATTGAACTGATCGGTACGGGCGACCAAGCCGGTACGTGGGGTAATACCACGAATACCAACCTCGGAACCCTGATCGAACAGGCGATTTCAGGTTACGTCACCCAAGCCGTATCGACCGGTACGGACACCACGATCACCATCCCGAACGGTGCCACAGGCGTGGCCCGGAATATGTACATTGAGTTGACGGGTACGGGTGGCACCAACACGAACCTCATCGTGCCGTCTAATAAGAAACTCTACTTCATCTTTAATAACACCTCGTCCGGTCAGGTCACGGTCAAAGTCTCGGGCCAGACAGGCGTGTCGGTGCCGCAGGGCAAGAAGGTCGTACTTACTTCAAATGGCACGGACGTTGTAAACGGCCTCAACTACATCGCTGACTTTGGTTCCAACTCCGCGACCATCACCCAACTCACCGCCACAAGCGCGACAATCACGAACCTCACGCTGACGAGCCTTGTCATCAGCAATTTAAGTATTGCGTCAGCCAACATCACGACGCTGACTTCGGCATCGGCCACGATCACGAATTTAATTAACACCTCGGCGTCCATCACGACGCTGACCAATAATCCTACCTTCTCGGCTGGCACCGCCAACGGCGTCCTGTATCTGAACGGCAGCAAGGTGGCGACGAGTGGGAGTGCGCTTGTATTTGACGGCACTAACCTCGGCATCGGGACGAGTTCGCCTACAGACAAACTAAATGTCGGTGCGTTTAGCGGAAATAACGTCGTAACCATTGGCGCAGGGACTACTGGAGTGAGTTC